CTGTTACAATTTACAATAATTGGCTTATATCAACACTTCTAGCAAACCCGTACGCGCGCATAAGAAACTTTTTTTGAAAAAAATGTGCCTAGAGAAAAAACCTATAGGTGCTATACAGAGATATGATCAAGAAAAAATCCAAATATAAATCAGTCCTTATAAATAAAAAAAGATATTACTTTTACAAAATCACCTGGTTGGATATTTTGGGTGACGCCGGGCATGCTGATATCAATGAGTTTAATGAGATGAAGCCTGCAGAAATGATAACTCATGCGTATATATTTTCAAAAGATAAAAAGAATCTTAAAACTTTTGCATCTTATGATAGCCACTTCGAGTCTTTTTCGGATCGTAATGTATTTCCAACAGGCTGCATAAAAAAACTAGAAAAGATTAATCTTTAGTTTCTTCAATCACCTCTGCATCAGCGTCAATGATTGGTTTAAAGTTCTTTAAGGCTTTCTCCAACTCTTTGTCTAACTCCGATTCGTCAACATTATCTAAGTTTTTATGTAGATGTAGATTAGTATTATTTTGAAATCCTGCAGCCTTACCTCTAGCTACTTCCATATTACCCGCAGCACTCCAGGCTTTACTTTCCCTGGCCTCATCTCTAATTTTACCTAATTCTGCCAGGTGTTTTTCATAAGTGATGTCATATTTTTTTAATTTTTCTGCTCTGAGTCTTCCAATGTATTGAGTCACCAGTGGATACAAAGATGGGTTTTGTAATTTGCTAGCGGATACATAAGCTGAGTTTGGATCATAGCCTGCAGCAATTGCACATTCAGAATCAGTCTTTCGACCTTCTTCTGTTACTATTAGATTTGCAAATTTAATTTGTTTCTCTGTAAGTCTTTTTGGTACTCCTGCCATAAGCTTGCAATATAAATTATTTTTGATATATGTTCAAGTGATGGTATCAGGAAAGTTATTAAGACAGGCCCTAGATAAATTTATGAAATCACCAGTAGCCCAAGAGGCTAGGGTGCAAGTATGTTTACCGGACGGCAAGTATTATGACATCAAAGATATAAAATTGATGGAAAATAAAATGCTTGGAGTACGTGAGACTCATAGATTGGTCATGACTTTGTATTCTTCAAAGTGGAATATGGGTGAAGTAATTAAGAAAATTTAGTTAGCTTGAATACTCGGGACTTAGCCTGAATGAAAATTAAAAAAGAGACTAAATTTTGGCATGAAATTAAGGCGTTCAACATTAAAAATAATTGCGAATTATCATTTACACGCTTGGAAAATAGTGCTGCACATGGCACTCCTGATCTATTGGTTTACAATACTTCTGGTCACTTTTTCACTATCGAATTAAAGCTAAATTTGGCTAAAAAAATTCGCTTCTCTCCGCATCAAATTGCTTTCCATATCAAGCATCCACACAACAGTTTTATCATGGCCAAGGGCCTCTGTCAGACAGACATAAAACTTTATGAGGGGACCAAGATCCGTGATCTTGTAGCCGGTTCTGCCGAACCGTGTGCCGTGGGCATGATGTCAAGTTTTAAATTTCTACAAAAGGTTTAGCGTCCTACATATTATAGGACTAAAGTCAACGGACAAAGTGTCGCAGCCCCAGAGAAGAGCTTGTGGGCGGGACCCACCCTTTTTATTTTTTCGTTTCACGTGAAACATGAGCCTGTGGCCTCGGCTTGCGGACTGTGGTGCGTGCTTGTGGGCGGGACCCACCCTTATTTTTTATTTCTGCTTGAGGGCTGGTGGAATACTACCAGCCCTCTGTTCAGTTACTGATTGAGTCTTCCCAATCCTTCTAACACTCGAGGCGTTAGCAGCCCTGAATTTTTTAAAGTTCTCTAACAAACGTACGGCCATCCGCAGTAACATCTATTAAAGGTTCTTTAATTTTACCCTTAGCCAGCAGCATAGAATCGCCGCCGCTACTCATGTGAGGCTTTCGCCAAACTTCGTAGTAGTCGCCGTCTTTTTCCCTGGATAAGGTAGTTACAATTTTACCTTCCCAGCTTTGAGCCTCGACTGTAAGCCCGTGATGGGCTCGAGCCGTGGGCTGAGTCTTTCTAGCAGAGTCTGAAATTATTCCATAGAAGTGGCTCATGACTCTACCTCATCAACATAAACCGTGATATAGTCATGAAGGTTTTGTTTTACTTCTACCATCGCCTCGGCTTCAGCGTGATTTTCATCAGGGACGTCAAAAGTTAAATTGAAATTATCAACCCAATTTTTGTCCACGTCTAGTGTTACTTTATATTTTGGCATTTTGTTGTATTCCTTTCATTAGTTAATCTTATATAGGATATTATGGCACAAGATGCAAGGCCAGCAGCTCAAAATAAATAAAATTTTTTTCTTGACATATCCTATAATTTCCTATATAATATTCCGCCGCAGAGGAGAGCTTGTGGGCGGGACCCACCCGTGGCTTGTAGCCTGTGGTTAGTGCTTGTGGGCGGGACCCACCCTAAAAAATAAAAACTTAAAAAAATGTCCTACACAACCCTGTAGGACTTGGGGAGAGTTAAACCTTACACTCACAAATGATCGGAAGACTTAGTGGGTGTTGTCCTGGTGCCACCGGTTCCCAGGTCTTTATGATGGTGTTCAACCCCACTCCATGTCCGAGCGCATTGCTCGATCGTTATGCCGATCCCAAGCCACTGCCCTACGAACGGCCGATTTCAAGCAGTGGCCAGGGATCAGTGCAGAGCAAATTAATAACCGGTGTTTCTCTGCATTAACCCAATCTGACGTTACCCAGCCAGATCAATGGGGATCAGTGGAACGAGACCCGTTAGGGGGCTAGCCATAACAATCTCACTGATCCGTGAACCCTCTTCGTTACTTTGGTATCCAAGGGTTCGCGGATCAGTTGCAGAACTACATATCCAAGTTTCCGCCCACAACTAATCTCGATCCAGGGGAATTTTTAGGGTATCCCCTGGATCTAATTATTTATTTCACCTAAACAGAATAAATAACATAAAATCAATTTAACAGAATATCCTATATTGTAAAGAATTAATTTAAGGTTTTAGTGCCTGTGGATAACTTAGACACAAGATGTAGAGAAGAGCATGTGGGCGGGGCCCACCCATATAAAAAAAATAAAA